CATTGTCGAATATTCAGTCTTAATATTCGTAATGATTGGATTGACTACGGCTAAAATATCTGTCTCCATGTCATCAACAGCTTCATTGATGGCACTCGCATTACTCTCAATAATATCAAGATAAGCCTGAGAATCGTCAATGATACCACTGACACCCTCATTTACTGTCGCTACGATTCTATCAAGATAAAAATTGATAGTGTAATCGTCGTCAATACCCCTGACTATGTACGCATTAGACTTAGCGACACCTGGATAAGTATTAGCAATCGCATCGTAATCTCGTTTAGAGATAGCCCTATCTTGTGATTGAAAAAACTCAGGAGCAAGTGATTTGACCTTTCTAAGATCTTCGTAATCATCACCACCGCTGGACGGGCTAGGGTTATTAACCTCAAGCTCAACAGTCTCATTGCGAACCACTAACGCATCTAATGACGTAGATATCAGACCGCTACCAATCCGTCCCTGACGACCGCTGCCGACAATAAAAATAACCCGAATCTCTGATCCAGAGTCGGGTATCGATCCAGCAATACCATCCCCAAATTTGATCGTAGGAGGCTCACTGACATAATCTATTTCATAAAAATCACCAATCGCATAAGGGATCTGGTTTCTTTCACTCCACAATTGGTTCTGAACATATACCTCTGTGGAAGCTCCGATCAAATAATTTTCTTCAGGGACACCAACCAGAGAAAATTTCTGATTCTCTGTGCCATCAGAAACAAAGGTGTTCTCTTTAGTCTCACCCTCATAAACCGTAAAGGTTTTTTCGGTCTCTCCAGGACTGTAAACAATAGGCTCATTGTTTCTATATTCAAAAATCAACCCATTAGGACCGGAGAATCTAAAGCCCTTTCTGATCGTGATAGGATAGGTGTATGGACCATTTTTTAGAGTGACCACAATATCAGCCGATGCAGACGAAGCAGCCTCTATCGTGTAGTTCAACATCCTAGCAATTTTAGAAATCGCCGAAGGAGTTTGAGCCGTGTTCATGTAAATATCAGTGGTTCGTCTGTTCATATAGAAAGACAAACCCTGCGCCGTATAACCAATTAACTGAATCAGGGCTATACCAGCATTGCTATCAACCCAATCGTTATACTCATCAGGGTACTTGGTCTTTAGAAATTCCGTAGACTCATTAACGTGCGTCTGAAAATCCTGACCTACATACCTTACTCTGGTTAACGCATCTACAGCACTCGTCACAGCCATATTTACACCCTATTTCTGCTAACTGCATGAGTCAATTTATACTTAAACCCATTTATGCTGATTATGGTTTCAATCGTCACCGTAGTATCCTCATCTGCAATACCAACACTTTCCAAAGTCACTCTTGGCTCAAAACTAGCCAACGCTGTAGCAATCTCTCTATAAGCCTTAGCATTCAATAATGGTCCGGTATTATCGAAAACAATACCCTCTAGCAACATGCCCAGGGTTGGACGCATAACCCGAACTCTTCGTCTAGTATTGAACAATGCCTTTACATCGTTCCATACCAATTCATCATCTTCAACCATCTTTGGATAGCCATCAGATCCTTTCTGAATTGGAAATGCTAACCCTCGATACTTTGCCATTTATTCTGCCTTGAGTAAACACGATGTAACAATTGAGTTAATTTTATCACAATACACGACATTGAAACAACATTACAACATTATGAATCTGCCAAAGGCAATGGAACGGGGTTCGGAATGCCTGCAATCGGAGGTCCAGGCGGTACGGGTTGTGAAATCGTAAGAAAGCCAACACCAGGCGGTACGGTTAACGTAATCATAAAAGCACTTATAGCAGATGCAACTTGACTAGCCCACCCCGATATACTCGCAATCGCAGATGGATCTGTCGTATCACCCTTTTTAACTTTTACGTAGTCTGTCTGAAATTTTGCCAAAGCACCAGTTAAATCTGCAATTGGAAACGGTAGGTTAGGAACAGTAATTGTAGCTGGAGCAGGATTCTCAATAATCGAACCTTTCGGGATGCCAACGCTTGTGCATAAATCTTTAATTGCATCGGCATATTTCTCAGCCCAACCAACCAATTTTGATGCACCCGATGGTGGACCTCCAGAATTGATTCCGACTAAAGCAGACTTAAGTACTTGAGCTGCTTGAGTTGCATCCACCAACTTTATCAAAGACGTGTTTTTTACGCCTCCAGGAGCACCACTAATCGTCATCTCTGAGCAAATTGCGCCTGGAGGAATTTTCATCAATAGCATAGCCGACGAAATCGCTTTCGCCTCTGCCTCCGCATCTTTCTCAGCATTATCCTTCGCATCACCTTCGAGACCTTCGGAGTTCAGTTTGATAATCGCATCTATGAATTTATCCTTTGCACCCATCAGTCCGTCTCTGTCTTTTCGCTATTCATTTTGGCTATCGCTGACTTAAACGCCGTTCCAGCCGCTATGAGAGCCGCAATCGCTGAAGCGTTATTAGCTGGGCTACCTGGCGTCAACTTAGTCAGCTCATCAGCCAACGCATCCAAAGCATCCTTTAACACATCTCCGTGAGCTACGGGATGTCCCCCGCTCCCGATCGTTTGAGTTTTACCTTTTAGCGTTGCCTCACCACTGGCTTCTATTGTCGTATCACCTTTTGACGTCATAGAATAGTCGCCAGAAACTTCAACGTCATAATCTCCACCAATAGTTAGACCAAAATCATCCTCAAACTCAAAAGCGACCGCGTCTGATACCGTGAGGTCATATGTTCCACCTATCGTATACTCAACGTCATCCTCATGCTCTATGGCTACGGCTTGGCTGATAGTCTCTTCGTATTCTCCCCCCAACACAAGCTTAATATCAGTATTCTGTAAATCAGGATTAAGCGTCCATCCCCAATACGCCCCCCTCTCTGATTGAATCTCTATTTTTTCATCGCCAGTAGTCTCATCTATAGTGATCATGTTGCCGTTGTTCATCTTCAGCATGAACTTGGCTGCACCAGCACTCTCATCGAAATACATCTGATGACCGTATCTCGATATAAAGATAGGATTCATCATATTCCAGTCTGACGCTTCCCCAAAGGCATCTGGTCGCTCATCATCCCCATACCACGACTCACAATGATAGAGAGGATATCTTGAATCTCCGTTCTTAAATTCTACCCATATCCAATCACCAACTTTCGGAGGAAAAAATGAACCGCAGAATTTCCCGCCAGTCGTAGACGGTTTCCCGGTAATACTACCGAGCAGATCCATCTTGCCGCCATGTACCATCGGTTCAGCCCAATTAGCCAACGGACTATCTGCAAACAACGTTGGGACTTTTACCAAAACACGACATCGATCCTCTTCGTCAGCCACATCAACGACAAGTGCGCGATATTTAGAATAATATTTGCGGAAAACACTCTCAAAGCCGAACTTTCTTACGGCTGCTACCATTTCACCCCATACATCTGACATGATATTATCCTAACAATGTTGCGGCTGAATCTATAATCCCGCCAACACTATTACCAAAAGAATCCTGAGAGGCATCTCCAGGATACTCTGGCTCTCTAGTATTCATAGAAATACCACCAATATCTTCGATATCACTAAGACCCACATTTTTGTATAAAGCAAAATCAGTCTGAGCACCATTCTGATCTACAGTATGAGTAATCTCTTTTACCTTATACAAACCCGTCAAATGTCTAATTCCTCCGATATCGACACGAACCAATTGAAGAGGCTGAACCCAGGGAATACCAGGACCAGAAAGATTCATTTCCCAACCTTTTTCAATCGAATCATTAAAGTATTCTTGATTGTCTTGAAATCCTTCCTCTGGATGTTCTTTATTCATTTCAACCGATTTATTATGGAAACCACTCTCGAAATCTTTAGCTGGCAAACTGGTCTTCACCCCTATCGTAGAATGAGCTTCAGGCATCTTACCCTCAGCAGTTTTGCCTACTGACTTTCTTTTATAATCACTGGCATCATTACGATATAATTTCGCCTTTTTTTTATTTGAATCAACAGCAACATGAGTCGAACCTTTCATCATCCCCATACTAAAAGCATGGCTGATATTAGATTCCACCGAATTAACCGGATAAACCGGAGCACCGCTACCAGGATCAGGATAGATCTGTCGATACATAGCCAGAGTACAAACAGGATTAGTTTCGTTCAAATCCTCATGAGAGATTATATTAATGGATATTTTTCCGTCCTTAGTAATGTCACCCATCATAAACGTACAGCCGATTTTCTCTAAAACCTCGTTCAGATAAACCAACAAATTCACGTCCTGCTGCTCTTTGACTGTTTTATTGGATGCCCTGGACTCAGAATTTTTATGCCAAATAATAGTTGCACTCATGAGGATTTGAACGAAACTAATCCTGTTTGTACTCTGGCTATGTATCGACAGATCTATCCT